ATCTGCTTTAGGTTTTATACAAGAAGCAGACGAGGTTTTACAAAACGCTAGAAATGTAATGTCAGCTAGGCTTGCTGATCCTTCATTAGAACCTCAATTTGTAAACGCTGCCTTGGTATCGGGAACTGGATTGCTAGTCGCATCCGATGCTGGTCAACAAGATGCACCTATATTCAGACTGGTATTCGGACCACCTAAATCTAAAAAAGGGCAATTCTTACTTTCAGTTGATGGTTTGTATTACGACTCACAAACGGGTGGAATTCCTGAAGTTACAGGTTCAGTGGCCCCAGAAGACAAATATAAGTTTGAGCAAGCAGCTAATTTAGGCGGCAAAGGATTCGCAGTTTCTGTTGAATCAATTAATTCTAATGTAGATACTATTTTTGATTTAAATAAAATTGATGAAACGAAAGAAATGATAGAGCAGTATGATGCTGACCACTTCTTGTCTGTAATTAAAAATCAAAAAATAAAACATGTTTATGACCTGTCAGGTCAGATTTCTGATGCTACGGCTAATGGGTATTCCTTAGCAATAATCTCTAACTTAAAACAATCATTATTCTCAACAGCAGCTACTTACGATTCTAAGATGAATCGTCGCAAGAAGCAAATAGAAGTAGCAGTTAAATCCCCTTACCTTTTTGGTAAAGGCCCGATATTCAAGAAGGGAGAGGTTCCAATTAATGACTTCTCTTACTTGAAAGATTTAAACCTAGCTGTTGCTTATGAGAAACAAAAGAAATTAGTTTTGCAACAGGCTGAGGTTTCTGGTGTTGTGCTTCCAATCAAGCCTAAGTTCGTAACAGCAGCGGAGGCTCAATCCACAGTTACCATGTCTCACTTAGTGGTTCCTGAAATTGGAACCGGAGCTATTGTATATGATTCGGATAGCATAGGAAGCACAGCAACAATATTATCTCTAACTGACCTAGTTGTTAAAGATAAGTTGTTTGCTATCTACAATTTCTTAGATGGTGAAGTCGCAACTATTGGATCGACTAAGTATAATGTACTAAACTGCACATCTGGAAATAATTATAATAATGCTATTTTGATCGGTCCTAATCCATCAAGTGTGTTTACTCGTGGATTAGGTATTCCTAAGTTCACCGGAATTGCAACATACAATAGCATGCAATTTATAAACGGAGTTGGTTCTTTTGGATTACTTCCAGATAATCCCGAATTCCAAGATTGGACATATAACCCAGAGGGATTCACTTTTGAAGCATGGGCGTATGTTCCCGGAGTAGGTAGATCTTTTACATCAGTAGAACCTGCAACAGGGTATGGTGTATCATCTTATTACAGACTGATGCTTGCTTGTGAGAATACTGGTGGTTTGAATGATAGTATTAATGCTAATCAAGCTCCTTATTCTAACAACAGCACTGTAACAAAAGGCATGATGATAGGGTTTACAAGAGACAGGCAGGTAACTCAGAACTTAGCACCCAGTGCCTCTACAACAGCGAACGCAGCATCTGCGGGAATGTTCTTTATTGCACCCACTAGATCTGTAAACGCATCAGATGTATCCTTTGTAAACAAAGCTAGTGTTTTCGGGTGTGCATCTGGTTTTGAAGTTTTGAAGTGCGCCGTCCCCATATCAACACAAGTAACAACTGGGAAGTATGTGAGTTCTATTGGCGACGAATTCATGCAGATCAGTGTCGCGGTAGAACCTAGAAAGAATGAAGTTCGTATCTGCTTTGATGGAACTCTAGTAGCTACTTCCACCATTCCTGATGTTTTTGGAAATGAACAGTTTACTGCTCCGGGGATACCTACATTCAAACAATCTAATAGCTTTGAGTATTCATTCTCATCTACACAATCTCAATACCATATAAATGGACCAAAACTTAATGATTATTTCACACCTTGGGTTCTAGGTGGTGGGTACACGGATGGAAACAAACCTTATGGAGGGTTCATGAACGCTGATTCTGGACTTCGTAGTGGTTTGAATGGGCACATGGGTAGTGTTAAATTCTATGCAAAAGCATTAACCCCTCAAGAAACACTAAGCAACTTCAACGCCCAGAAAGGATTCTTTAAGAATATAGACCTATGACAACCTCTATTTACGGAAGATCACCATCTATAGGAATCCAAAAGGATGTAATCTCCACCACAAAAAAGGTGTACGGATTTGGTTACCCATTACCAATAACTCCAAAAAAAGGCTACTTTGCTAAACAAAGTGGTGTAACTTTAGTTAGAAATAATCTGCGTCAACTTTTACTGACTAACAAGGGCGAAAGAGTGATGTTATCAGATTATGGTACAAACTTGCAATCATATTTATTTGAACCATTAGATAAATTTACGGTTCAAAATATTAGGGATGATATACTACAAGCTATTTCTAAATATGCTCCCGGAGTTTCGGTAACTAAATTACAAGTATTCCCAAGTAATAAAGTTAATTTGGAAGGTGTTCAAAGTTTGTATGTTATTCTAAATGTTCAAGTAGAAGAACTGGATAATCAAATTATAGATGTAGAAGTGGAGATAGGATAATATGGTATTTAATGGAACAGTAGAATCCGATTTCTTAAAATTAGTTCAATTACCTGATTCTAAAAAAGCGGACAATATAAACTATGCAGCCACAGATTTCGTTTCTCTGCGGACTGCTTTAATCAACTATATCAAGGCAACATACCCATTAGATTATCAAAACTTTTCGGAATCTGACTTAGGTATGATGTTGATTGAGATTGTCGCTTACATGGGTGCAGTAATGTCCATGAAGGCAGACATGCTCGCAAATGAAACATTCTTAACCACTGCAAAGAATCGAAACAATGTAAAGAAGATAATGGAGTTGATAGGAGTGCGAATGAAGGGACCTATCTCCTCCATGGCAAATGCACGAATAACTTTTGATTCACCTGCAACAGCGGTTCCGGTGGTAATAACTCCTGATAAACGAGTAGTATCAATAACTTCTCCAGAAGATGGTGCTCCGTTAAACTTTACACTATACAAAACAGAACCAATCAACGGAGCATTAAGCCCGATGAGTTCTGATGCTTCTATTCAACTGGAAGGAATTGAATCAGAAAATAGTGCAAGCTCCGTCTGGCAAAATCTAGCGTTGTTAGAGGGTGCTTTGGTAGTTCAAACTGGTTCTTTTACTTCTACAGACATTATTAAAAAGATACCGTTAACAGCATCTCCTGTTGTAGAAAAAAGCGTTAATGTGTTCATCACAACTACAGACAGTGGAGCTTCTGGTGCTTGGACTCAAGTAGACAATTTATTCTTCGCCTCGGGCGGGGGACAAAACTATTTTGAAGTTTCTTACGATGAGAATTATGGTGCAACAGTTATTTTCGGTGATGGTGTGGTAGGAAATATTCCTCCTGCCAATGCTGATTACACTGTGTCCTATCGCGTGGGTGGTGGAACTAGAGGTAACATAGCTGCTGAAATTATTAATGCTCAGTTAACAATTGGAGCAGATACAGCTACAATTGAAAATACTACACAAGCAACAGGTGGTCAAGATGCAGAAACAGTTGAGCATGCTAAACGCTACGCACCGCTAACATTCAAACGGCAGGATAGACTAGTTACAGCAGAAGATTATTCCACCTTCGTTAATTCATACATAGGATCAACTGGAGCAACAGGTAAGGCTCGCGCAGTGGTGCGGGATGCTTATAGCTCCGCTAATATATTGGATATATATGTCCTTCAGGTAGCATCACCATTACAGCTACAACAGGCTACTATCCCATTCAAGCAAGAGATTCTAACTAGTATTGGCGAAAAGAAAATGCTTACTGATGAGGTCATAATTGTTGACGGTGTAATCAGAACAGTAGATTTAGTTATAACAGCTAGAATAGATAAAAACTTAGCTGCCAAGGAAGAATTAATTAAAGGTAAAATTAGAAGAAGATTAGTGAATTTCTTCAATGTCAACAACTTTGATTTTGGAAAAACATTAGTTTTAGGAGAATTAAGCAGAGCTATATTTACCATACCAGAAGTTAGGTTTGCTACTGTGGATAACCTAGATACTGATGTAGTTGTAGATTTTAATGAAATCATACAACTAAACAACTTTACAATCAATATCGTATTAGTATAATGGCTAACTTTAATCAATTTGCGAATCGTGGGGAAAAATACTTCAAGCAAAATTACATTGAAGTTTTGGAGTTATTGACTCCTAAATTTTATTTGCAGGATGATATTGATACTTTTGGGCAACAAGTATCCCCTATAGATCAAATAATAAATTCGCACATTGATGTAGCTAATAATTTTAATACCATATTCAATGTATCTGGAACGACCGAAGGTTCTGCATTACGAGTATTTTCTGGTATCGCTGGCTATTTTATAAAACAAAATAATCCATTAAAACTAGACGCATTTGATTTTGAAAGATTAATTTTAAAACCACTTAATAAGAAACTAAAAGATTTCGATACCAGTGCCGACTTTAGAAATTATGTAACCAGCACCCTACTTCCAAATATTAGATTAAACACGCCTAATTACTCATTTGGACTTCCTACTGCTGCTGAAGCTCATGACTATTTGATAGAAAATATGTCATGGTTATACTTATTAAACTTATCTGGCGCAGCAGGATTAGCATATCAACCATCAGCATATGTTGCAGACCTTCTAGTAGACAAAATTTATTATGGAGAAACTGTTAGACTAAACGATGGTATAAAAGGTTTAGAGAATTATATTTGGAGGAATTACGGGGTTTGCTCCTTATTCCAAACTTTTATTCCCACGGCATTTTTGTCTGGCACAGAAAAGTTCACATCGGGAACACAATCCTTACAAAAATTAGAAACCTTAATAGATGTTATTTACTCTCCATTGTTATCTGATTCAAAAGATGTTAGAGTACAGACTGCATTTGAGAATTATTTAGCTACAGAAGATATTACTCAATCGTTAGAATCATCAGGAGCATTCCGTAGATTATTAGCTGCTGTTTCTTACGGAATGTTTGATATCAATGATCAAGTTAGTAATTTGTTGTTATTACACAGCATAGATGATTGCCCCGACACATATCTCCCGTATTTAGCTGACATAATTGGATGGGAATTAATTGGCCCTAACCCTGATAAGTGGAGAATGCAGTTAAAAAATGCTGTTGCTATTTATAAAGCAAAAGGCACGAAGAACGCTCTTAAATTAATTTTAGATACCCTATTTGGTGTCAACAATGAATCATCTGATACTGTAACTGCTAATATCTCAGAGTTGTGGGAATCTTATGTACCTAACTTACTATATTATGCTTTAGTGACAGAAACATCAGCATTCAGTAGTTTTGATATTTGGTCTAGATCAACAGCCCAAGCACTTAACATTCAAGAGTATTCTGATGATGACATGGATACAAACATTCGATTTGTTGTCGATGATATCATTAGAAAAGCGGCAATACTATTCCCAGATAAGTTCTACATAGGGAACAATCCGTTTAGAATAGGAGACTCTGATTTCGTATTTAAATATCGTGGGAGAATAACAAATATTCCTCCTTGGGAGTTGGAGAAGTTTTACAAGTATTGCGGTATAACAAAAGAAATAGTAGATTACTTCTATGACCGTTTAGTTTGCTTGGGTGTAAGAAAATCGTTTGCTGATGCTTTGTATAATTTTATTACAGAAAACACTCTAGAAACTACAAGGGTATCTTCTAGAAATGGCTGGTTATTCTTTACATCTCAAAATATTTTACCACCAAACTACGATTACATATTAGCTAATCTTGATCAAAAAAGGTATAAGTACTTACCTCTTTGGAATGGTAAATCATCTCACTTCAATTTACTCCTAGATGCATCTGGATTTAATGTTGATACCGATGCATTCCAATTTGGATCTTATACAGGACTAAAATCTGTAGCAAGAGCTACAAACTTATTCACACCCGCGCACGCGATCCCTAACATTGATTTAATTGCTACAGACGAGGATTTTGCTGGATACAATGAATTGGTTTGTACAGATATAGTAATGCCACAAGACGATGTTTTCGTCTCTAGTGTCGTAGGTGGTTTTGAATTCTCTGGAATGAATATGAGTTCTTTAGGTAGGGTGTTTACTCGTAATGATGTAAACCTACTTTCTGATGCGGTATTTACCAGCACTGTTCCACTAACAAACTTAAGAAGAACCTCCGTTCGTAGAAGAAGCCTAAAGAATCTAATACCTAAAGATGGTTGGTACTACAGAGACGGCTTCAATATGCCTCCGTACCTAGCACCATCAACTGTTCCAAATTATAATTACTACATGCCTCTGGGGTATATACCATCCGCAGGCAAGTATGTTTCTATAACAAATTACAGTAGCATTCCACAAGTTTACACTAAATGTGAGAACTTAGATTCTACATCAATAATTAATGGTGTTGCAACTAGCTCTACATTCCCTTGCCGTGGCGTTGATTATTTTGTTTCATCTTGTGCTGCGTATTCAACCCGTGGAGATGCGGATCCAATTATACCATTAATACATAGAAAAATATTAGAGAGATCATACGCCACAGCGTCAGCGTCTTTACAAAATGAAACTGTTTTTAATAGTTATGATACATCTGCATATTACTCAGACATAGCTAGAAATCTATCAAACGCTAGTGGTGGCCCTTCAT